CTTCGATTTCGTAGCGAGGACAACGGGCAACGTTGAGGAACTCAAACCAATCAATTGGTAAGAGATCTAAAACTAGCCCTTTCGCAATAGTATCACTGGCACTGCTGAAGTCAACAGTGGCCAGCCCCTCGGCATACGCTCTCCGAGCCATATCTTGATTGATAGATTGGTCGTCGAGATTGATGCCGAATCTTTTAAGTCTATTGCGAATGTAAAGTCCAACCCCTTTCTGATATAGGCCATTCAACAATGGCTCTATGCAGATTGGGCGCTCCGATTTAGCGTCTTTTGGGACGAACGTCAGCTGCGAACCATTCCGAAGTTTAACTTCGACTGTATCGTTCTCGATCCAGCCAGGGAATTCCGCCAGGAAATCCCCAAGAATGGGCAGCATCGCGTCGGTGCACTCAAGTTCGGCGGTGAGTTTATGAAATACGGAAGTGTATTTCCTCACTCCGTATGCCGCACCAGGCCCGAATCGAAAGTCGAGCTCTTCGTAAGTCGGAACGTCTCCTAGGATGCTACTGATTTTCCGCCTGGCGTGCCACAATACACGTCGGACGACGGGAGGTAGTAATAATTCCTCCTCGTCAGGGCATCTCAAGAAGATTTCGTTCGTGTACTTGCATCGAACTTCGGCTTCGATAAACTTCTTCATAGCTTCCAGGCGCGGGTTAAGTCCAGTTTCCAAATATGGATATTTGGATAGTAACTTAACGGCCTGATAATCGCGGAAGAAGCGTTCCGGGTGCGTGTACCAGACAGGGTCGATCTCCTTTGTCACCAACTGCTCATACTCCCCATACTTGAGGAGTATGTAGCATGAGAGTGATACGGGAGTATCGAGTGCCTCGTACATCCGCCTTGCGAACTCAAGTACTGTCGCTTTCGTGCGAAAGCGACGCAGCTCATGACTGCTCATAAGCGCAACCTCCCAAAGGATTTACCGGTTAGTAAGGAAGTTCGTACTTCTCGAAAGCATCAACTGTGAAAACGTTCCAAAGAACGCCACGCAGTAATGCTAAGAGATCCCTCCGATCTTGGAGGGACGAACGTTCCGGGAAGGTGACATTAAGCTCCGCAACGGGGCGGTATGCCACCACCGGTGCCGGAGGTACTCCACCAGAGTGAGCTGGAGTTCCTTCGAGCTTTGGGGTCTCAAGCTTGATTGTGAGCTTGAGATTGCGCTGACCGCCCTTAGAAGGCCCTTGAGGCCTCTTTAGAATGTACGTCAATTTATTGAAACCGACGTACGTTCCTGGGATCGGTCCTCGAAGAGCGCATAGTCAGCTTGAGTTCGCGCTGGGGCGAATGTATGATCCTGTGCCGGATTCTGTGCATCTTGGATCACGATAGGTGCTATGGCAGCCATTTTCAAAGGCTCCTGAGAAAGTGCAAGGTTAACGCCTTGCGGCTTGAACTAAGAGAGCCAGGGCACTGATTACTTTATCTTTCGATAAAGACAGGTCCGGAACTCTCACCTGATAGGTCGG